GTACCTCTGTATTGTAAAATCGGTCCAGATCATACAGACGATGAGATTCGTGAAATGATAGATGTTATGGTTGAATATGGTATAAACGGTATACTTACTTGCAACCTTACAACCAAGAGATCATTGGTTCCCGAGGATGATGTAACTACCTACGTTTTTCATAAAGGTAAACTCGAAAAAAGGGTTATGCCGTATGATAGAGGTGGTATGAGTGGTCACATCCTCAGACCTATGACCAATCATATAATTAGAGTTTGTGCTCAACACATTAAAGATTCTGAATATAAATTCATAGTCATCGGTATTGGTGGTTGTGATACCCCAGAGGATGCATATCATAAAATACGAAATGGTGCAACATTAATACATCTTATCACTGGTATGATCTTTCATGGACCACAAATTTCTGCAGAAATTAATATGGGTCTCACGGAACTTCTTGAACGTGATGGGTACACCAATATATCTCAAGCGATTGGAGTTGATCTCGATTGAATATAAATATTATTCTCTATCTTAATTCGGTACTACCATGAATCCTTATAATAATTCACATTTTAAATTTGTAAATAAATCGTTTCCGAGAGTTGAATTCTCTTGTACTGAGCTGTCGATTCCGTCTATAACAATGGAGGCTACCCCTCAAATCACTAGATTCAGCGACGTTAAACATCCGGGTGATAAATTAGTATTTTCGCCGTTAGCATTAACATTCCTTGTTGATGAAGATTTATTAAATTACGTCGAAATTTCTGATTGGTTGGTAAGGATAAGAGACACTGAATATGAAAAAATTAACGATGTGATATCAGACTCAAAAATATTAATACACAATTCTTCTCATAAACTAATCGGAACTTACACATTCAAGGATTCGTTTCCAACTAGTCTCAGTTCCCTTGAGCTCACGACAACGGATTCTGGTATAGTATTTCCAGTCGCCACGGTAGATTTTGATTATACTTCATTCCATTTCGAGAGAGCAAAATAGTTGACATTTTATTTGTAATGTAGTATAATTAGTGAATGGATCTAGATAAAATCGATGTAACCAAACTTCAGACTGAATCTGCAGAAACACCTCTAATATATTCGAGGTATATGAATCAGTACAATGAGGTTTGTGCTAAGTTGAAATGGTATAAAATGGAATATGATATTCTGTACCTAGACAAATGGAAATATTATCTTGGTAAGGCTGATCCAGATGTTTATTTAAAATTCCCACTTCCAGAGAAGGTGTTGAAGTCTGATGTAGCCATGTACATTTCTGCGGATTCTGATATCATAGATCTAAAGAAAAAAATGACATCCTATGAAATACAAGAGAAAGATCTAGAAAAAAAACTAAAAGAAATAGGGTCAAGGTCTTTCCATATTAGAAATATAATTGAGTGGGAAAAGTTTCAGGCGGGGAATTAGTGGATTATATAACAAATAACAAATCTGATTTAATAATCACCAAGAAAAATGACATCTTTGTATCTATATCGACGGATAGAGGTATAGCTCAAGAATTGTCAGATCATTTCACCTTCGAAGTTCCTGGTGCAAAGTTCATGCCAGCGTATAAAACTAGAGCGTGGGATGGTAAAATAAGACTTTTTAATCTCAAGACATCTCTTATATATTATGGTCTTAAATTTGAAGTGGTTAGGTTTGCTGATACTAGAGGATATACATTCTCTATATTTGACGAATCCAATGACACAGATAAAGGTGATGTTACTGAATTCATAAAGGCTTTGAATATTCCTCTTGAGTTAAGGGATTATCAAATCGAAGCTATACATCATTCAATAAAACAAAATAGAGCTCTCCTAGTAAGTCCTACTGCATCTGGTAAGTCGTTAATCATTTACTGCCTAATTCGATATTATCTTCTCAAACAACACGAAAAGGTATTATTATTAGTACCAACCATATCTCTCGTATCACAAATGTTTAAAGATTTCGGTGACTATGGGTTTCATTCAGAGACGAATTGTCATACAATAACTGCGGGGAAAGATAAGGATTCTTGGCAGAGAATATATATTTCAACATGGCAGTCTGTATATAAAGAAAAGAGATCATACTTTGAGAAATTTGGTGTTATATTCGTCGATGAGGCACATCTTGCTAAAGCAGCATCTCTCAAATCTATTATGGAGAAACTTCCGAACTGTAAGTACAGATTCGGGTTGACTGGAACTCTCGATGGAACTGAGTCTAATAAATTAGTTCTCTCTGGATTATTTGATGTTCCAAAGAAGGTTGTGTCCACCAAGGAATTAATGGATGCAGGTACAATATCAAAACTTAAAATAAATGCTCTTATATTAAATCATTCTGTCTCTGATAAAAAAATAGCCACTCGAGTTAAAACCTATCAAGAGGAATGTGATTATCTTGTTCTCAATGGATCAAGAAATCAGTTCATTTCGAGGCTTGCTACATCCCTTGAGGGTAATACCCTTGTTCTCTTTCAGTACGTTGAGAAACACGGTATTCCATTAACCAAACAAATCAAAGCGTTAACCACGAAGAATGTCAGATATATTTCTGGTATGGTTAAAGCTGAAGAAAGAGAGGAAACCCGAGATGTTACGGAAGCTAATGATGATGTCATAATTGTAGCATCATATCAAACGTATTCAACAGGTATCAATATCAAGAACCTTCATAACATTATTTTTGCATTTCCAACCAAATCTCAAGTGCGAGTACTACAGTCTATTGGTCGTGGTCTTCGACTTCATGATTCCAAAGATAAATGTAATATATATGATATAGCAGATGATATCAAAAAGGGGAAGAAGAAAAATTATACACTCAATCATTTTTATGCTCGTTACAATATGTATAATGAAGCTGAATTTGATGTTTCAACTGAGATCATTAATTTATAGTTTACATTAGAAGATTTATGTAGTATAATACCAAACAGTACACAAAATTATAACAACCGTCTGAGTCAAAAGCTATCGGGTTGTAAAGGCTACCATTGAGACCTATGTTTCGATGCATCCATTCACTGAGTCAGTACAAGCAAAACGTGATAGAGAAATCGGGTCGGGGCGATAATATGAGTCCATTTAAGATTCCTGAATTGACAGGGACTAGGCCAGTAGGATTGTTTCGTAACCTACCTTAAAAAACCTATGTTTACAATTAATGAAAAATAGGTTATAATGGTATTTTAATAAAGGAAAAATACAATGCCAAAAGTTAAAGATAAACCAGTTCATTATGTTGATAATAAAGAATTTCTAGAGGAAATGATTGAATATAGGATCTCTTATCAGGATTATCTAGATAAGTCTCTAGAAAGAAGACCTACTATATCCGATAAGGCTGCAATCTGTTTTATGAAAATAGCAAAGAATCTAGCAACTAAACCCAATTTCCGGAACTATACTTATAAGGATGAAATGATACTAGATGGAATAGAAAATTGTATAGCATATGCTCATAATTTTAATCCAGAAAAATCAAGTAATCCATTTTCTTATTTTACTCAAATAATATATTATGCCTTTATTCGTAGGATCCAAAAGGAAAATAAGCAACGAGATGTTAAAAGAGGTTTAATTCATAGGGCTGATATATCACAACTTTTTGACATAGATGTATCTAATACTAATGCCGAACTTCAAGAATACTATAATGAAATATTAAAGGATTATTTCAAATGAAGATTGCTTGTGTAACTGATCAACATTTTGGTGCAAGAAATGATTCAATACATTTTTCAGAGTATTTTAAGAAGTTTTATGATAATATTTTTTTCCCTTATTTAAAAGAAAATAATATATCAACAGTAATTGATCTTGGTGATACATTTGATCATAGGAAGTATATTAATTATAATATATTTAATCTTACTAAGAAAATGTGGTTTGATAAATTAAGTACAAATGATATATCGCTTCATTGTATAGTAGGCAATCATTCAACTTATTTTAAAAATACCAATACAATTAATTCCATAGATCTACTAACAGAGCTTTATGACAATGTAACATCTTATTCAGAAGTTGAAGAGGTTAATATTGGTGGACTAAATATGCTTTTTGTTCCGTGGATTAATCCTCAGAATTCAGAATCTTCTTTAAAGACTATTGCTCAAACTAAATCTACAATAGGATTTGGTCATCTAGAGATCAATGGGTTTTATTTAAACTCTCAAATAATCGCTAGATCTGGTCTAAGTCCTTCTGTATTCTCCAATTTCGATGCCATGTATTCTGGTCATTTCCATAAAAAATCTGATAATTCTACCATATATTATCTTGGTACGCCCTACCAGATTAATTGGTCTGATTATGGTGAGACTAAGGGTTTTCATGTATTTGACACCGAAACATTAGAAATGGAGTTTATCGCCAATCCATATACAATTCTTGAAAAGATATATTACGATGATTCCAAAATTGACTATGAAACGGTAGATGTATCTGAATACGACTCTAAGATCATTAAATTGGTGGTAATTAATAAAAAAGATCTATATAAATTTGACAGATTCCTCTCAAAGATGTATAATGATATTAACGTCATAGATCTTAAAATTATAGAATCAAA